TATCTGTATTTGTAGTCAAAGAGTTTGACAAAAAGACAGATGAGTATAAACAAAAGAAGTTGAAAGAGGAAGATCCATATTAATGAAAACAATAGTGCAATATGATCAAGAACAATATCCTGTAATTTACTTAAGATATTTTAAAGATAAAATAATGTATATTGGAGAAACTAAAAATAAATATGGGGGTAGACCATTTAGATTTATGGATCATAGTCCAGTAGATAAAATTAGAATTATTAAAGCATCAAAAAATTTAGAAAGAAGACAATATTGGGAGGCGGTTTTAATTTGTAAATTAAAACCTGAAAAACAAAACCCAATTTTTTATTTTAAAAGGATAAAGAGTCCTGAAAGAATAAAGCAAAAAAGAATAAAAAGAGCTCACAAAAGATATTATGATGCGGCTAAAAAATTTATCCTTAAAGCTAGAGAAGTAAAGTTTTTGGAAAAAACAATGGAAGATAAAAAAGAAGAAATGAAACAATTACATAAAAAGTCAATGACATTTAAAAAAGTAAAAGAAAGATTGGTAAATTCTACATGAAAACAATAGTGTTAGGGCCACCGGGCACAGGAAAGACAACTACATTGTTAAACAAAGTAGATGACTATTTAAAAGAAACAGATCCTGATAAAGTTGGATACTTTGCTTTNACACAGAAAGCTGCATACGAAGCAAGAGATAGAGCAATTAAAAAATTTAATTTAACAGAAGATGATTTACCGTATTTTAGAACACTGCACTCACTAGCATTTAGAAAACTAGGATTAAAAAAAGAAAACGTAATGCAACGTAGACACTATGTTGACTTAGGTAAGAAATTAGGTTTTCCTGTAAACTATGCAAAGTATGAAGAGGACCATGGTGGTATATTTACATCTGATAGTGAGTATTTAAGAATAATAAATCTATCAAAGTTACGAAACATTACACCGGAACAACAGTTTGATTTAGCAGAACACAATCAAGATTTAGAAAGAGATAAACTTCGTATCATTGCAAATGAAATAGAGAGATACAAAAAAGAATATGGTCTTATAGATTTTAATGACATGATACTAGAGTTTATAAAGTCAGATAAATCACCAAAGTTTGATGTTGTGTTTATAGATGAAGCACAAGATCTATCGCTTATGCAATGGGACATGGCTAAAACAATATGGAATAAGACAGAAGATTCTTTTATTGCAGGTGATGATGACCAAGCAATATTTAGATGGGCCGGTGCAGATGTAGATTCTTTTATTGCACAAAAAGGTTTGATGATGCCATTAAAACAATCTTACAGAATACCAGCAAAAGTACACAACTTAGCCATGGGTATAATAAATAAAATTAGAAATAGAATAGATAAAACATGGAAACCAAAAGTACACGAAGGACAACTATCTAACTACGATGACTTTGAACAAATAGATATGTCGTCAGGTGAATGGCTAGTGTTAGCTAGAACAAAATATATGTTAAGTGATTTAGAAGACACTTTGTATCGTAATGGTTTGTATTACATAAATAGATTTAAAAAAACAAAAGAACAAGAATTACATTATGCAGCAACAGATTGGGAAAACTTACGTAAAGGTCAACCACTAGCATATAAACAAGTAGAAAGAATCTATGGGTATATGCAAAAGAATGCAGACAAAGAAAAATTAAAAGGTATGTTAAAAGAAAGTTCTTATGACATGGCTACACTAAAACAAAGTTATGGATTAAAAACAGATAACGTTTGGTTTGAATCATTTGATGATGCACCAAGAAGAGATGTAGATTACTTACGTAAAATGAGAAGTAATGGAGAAAAACTAAACGAAGCACCAAGAATTACATTGTCAACAATACATGGAGCTAAAGGTGGTGAAGCACAAAACGTTGTGCTTCTCACAGATTTAAGTGAGAATACCATGAAGGCTTATGAAAAAAATGCTGATGACGAAAATAGATTGTTCTATGTTGGCGCAACAAGGACCAAGGAACATCTACATGTAATATCACCAAAACAAGAATACAAAGGATATAAACTATGAGTAAAGTATGGGACAAGCAGCACGGCGGGAGTCATTACCAAAAATATAAAATTCAACCAAGTAAGTTTGTAGTAGAGAATAAATTGCTATATCCGGAAGGATGTGCTATTAAATATATAATAAGACATCAAGATAAAAATGGGAAAGAAGATTTATTGAAAGCAATACATTTTATAGAAATGATTATAGAGAGGGATTATAAATAATGCAAAAGCCAATGTTTACTCCACAGACAGAGTGGATACCACCACAAGATTTTCCAGATCTGTCAGATCACAAAGAAATAGCAATCGACTTAGAAACAAAAGACCCAGAATTAAAAACTATGGGTTCTGGAGCTGTAACAGGTAGAGGACAAATAGTAGGTATAGCTGTGGCTGTCGAAGGCTGGTCCGGATACTATCCTATCGCTCACGAAGGTGGTGGTAACATGGATAAGAACATGGTCTTAAAATGGTTTCAAGATGTATTAAATACACCTTCAATTAAAATATTTCACAACGCTATGTATGACGTATGTTTTATACGTGCTGCAGGCCTTAAAATTAACGGAACCATTGTAGATACCATGATTGCTGGCTCTCTCGTGGACGAGAATCGCTTTCGATACGATTTGGGCTCTATGGGTCGAGATTATGTCGGAAAAGGCAAAAACGAGGCTGTATTAAAGGAAACTGCTGACGTTTGGGGTGTAGATGCTAAATCAGAGATGTATAAACTACCTGCAATGTATGTAGGTGAGTATGCTGAACAAGATGCTAGTCTAACTTTGCAGTTATGGTCTAAGATGAAACAAGAAATAGAACATCAAGATATACAATCTATCTTTGAATTAGAGTGTTCACTTTTTCCTTGCCTAGTCGATATGCGTTTTTTAGGTGTTCGAGTAGATACCCAAGCAGCATTTGAATTAAAAAACAAATTATTAAAAGAAGAAAAAGAATGCTTACAAAAAGTAAAAAAAGAAACATCAATAGATACTCAAATATGGGCTGCACGTTCCATTGCGCAAGTCTTTGAAAAACTTCGCCTACCATTTGACCGAACCGAAAAAACAAATTCTCCATCATTTACTAAAAACTTTTTACAGAATCACCCCCACCCACTGGTAAAACTAATTGCCCGAGCCCGTGAAATAAACAAAGCTCATACCACATTTATTGATACCATAATTAAACATGAACATAAAGGACGAATACATGCTGAAATAAACCAACTTCGATCAGATAGTGGTGGTACAGTTACTGGTAGATTTAGTTATTCAAATCCTAATCTACAACAGATTCCAGCACGTAACAAAGAACTTGGACCAGCTATCAGAAGTTTATTTATACCTGAAGAAGGTTGCAAGTGGGGAGTATTTGATTACTCACAACAAGAACCAAGACTAGTTGTACACTACGCAGGTTTACAGAATCTCTATGGAGTGGGCGATGTATTGGATGCTTACAATGACTCTAATGTAGACTTCCATCAAATCGTTGCAGAGATGGCAGACATACCACGATCTCAGGCCAAGACTATAAATCTTGGCCTGTTTTATGGAATGGGTAAAAACAAATTACAAGCTGAACTAGGTATCAACAAAGAAAAAGCTGATATACTATTTAAACAGTATCACTCACGTGTACCATTTGTAAAACAATTGATGGACAATGTATCTTCACGTGCACAGGATCGTGGACAGATACGTACCTTGCTGGGTAGACTATGCAGATTTCATCTATGGGAACCAAACCAGTTTGGAATACATAAAGCATTGCCACATGAAGCAGCGCTCCAGGAACACGGACCAGGGATCAGAAGAGCATACACATACAAAGCTTTGAATAGATTGATACAAGGATCAGCTGCTGACATGACAAAAAAAGCAATGGTAGAATTACATAGGGAAGGCATCACACCACATATACAAGTGCATGATGAATTAGATATATCTGTTATAAACGAATTGGAAGCTGCAAAGATAAAAGACATAATGGAATCTGCAGTTGACTTAGAAGTACCTAATAAGGTAGACTACGAGTTTGGACCTAATTGGGGAAATATAAAATGAGGAACTATGGCTTATTTAAATGCAAACATACCAGTTACGTACGCACAAATCAGAAGGGAGTATTTGTATGATCTTAAAAAACATCATGGAGAAGTTGAAGACTGTATTATCTTCGCTATGGCATCAATTACAGGTCGTCCGATCTTATTCCATGCCATCATGGAAAACGGTGCTATCTTTTATCGCTTACCAATATCGGCTTTTATTCAACGTGGTTTTCAACCGAAAGCTGTTCCACATCAAAGACTTGATGAACTTCAACTTTGGAATTGTTTTTCTTATTACCCTGCTGTTACTAGTTATGATATTTTAGACGGTCAGTCAGGTAAATACATAGGTAAAGATAAAAAATGGTATCATGGGTCTTACTTATTTACTGTTGACTTTGCACATCCTGAAGCTAATATACTCGACACTGATCATTCAGAAATACCGCATGAACACAAATGCGCACACATACTTGCATTAGACAACGGCAATTATGCAGCTCAGCCAAACAATAGACTAATATGGGATATACCATCTTTTACAGTTAAAGATGAAATTCCAGATTGGAAAGTGCAAACAAGTGAGTGGAATGTAGAAGACACTCGTAAGT